ACATGGGAGGGGGGTTGATATTTTCGTGACCCCCCATGTGCTTTTTATATTATATTTGACCCCATTTATTTCTTTTTTGTTCGAAACAAAGTCAAAGACAACATGAAAAGTCATTTAATTGTCCTTTCTAATTCTTAGAATGAAAGCAGGAACGATTGAGAAGACACAGTAAAGAAGTTACGTTTGTTCATTTGTAGACTCAGAATTCGAATCTTCTTGAACTTCTTCGACAACCTTAATGTAACGATCAAATGGATCATACTTAATGATCTCATCGATAGCCGACTCAACATCGTCAACATTAGCAGCTTCGTTATTAGATTCAGAAGAATTCGTGATTCGAGCCAAATAAGAACAAGAAGAGTAACCTTTGTCCATGTCAAAACGATACCAATCATCGAATTGAGTAATTGGATTGAAAGGATTGTCTTTTGTAGACAGAGCAACAACTCTCATTTAGTCGAAATTCACCTCATTTCAACACATCATTTGATGTAGTTATTGATCGTTGATGTAGAAACACCAAGGGCTTCGGCTATTTCAGCATTGGTGTATCCACTCGCGGACATAGATTTAATCTTCTGAACCTTGGTATCACTCAACTGAGTGGTAGTCTTAGGCATAGCACGAGCCTTAAGGGCATCTTGATCGGTATACCTAAGAATTTGCATGAGTTTACTGTCGCTAACGGCACCAGCCTGAATGGCTTCCCATTCTTTGTCAGTGATGGTGAACCGAGTTCCTTTACCATTTGCACCGACATCAGCACGAGCATCGTTAATCGAATTCTGCTTAAGCTTCTTATATGCCTTCTTCTCTGTATAGAGATCGGGGTTGGCCTCAACCTTTGCCTTCACAACAGCATTGGCATTGATTTGAGCCTGCCTCTCTTTGGGGGCGTTACGGGCAGCCTTATCGATCTTGTCGTTAAGACTCTGCACCTCAGAAGCATACTTTTTAGCAGCTTCAGGAGAACGCTCAAGCTTTTCTGTAGACAGGTAGGAAAGTCGAGCTCGATTACCCAGGGCCTTTACTTTGTTGGCGTAGTCCGCATAGGCGTTTTCCTGGGGGGTACCTGACGAGAGGTCGTTCACATCTCTCGTATAAAGAGTCTGCGATACTTCGATCGTAGCAGGAACAATCTTTCCACTCTTCTTGTCGTAGTAAGTACGACCAGATTCCTTGTACTCGACTTCGCCAGTCTCAGGATTGATACGACCAGAACCTCTACGCTCAGGCACTCGAACGGTTTGCTTACGACGAGAAAGAAGTGTAGAAGCTCCGCCTGTCTTAAGTTCACCATTCTCATCATACCGAACTTGCCACTTCTGCTTAAGCTCTTCGATATGGTTGTCTTTCTCAGACTGTCTGTAGTCCAGCTTATGCTTGACAGCATCGATGACTACCATACTATGCTTAACAGCCATAGCAATCTCTTCAGGAGGCGCATTCTTAAGGGTCATGTCTGTGATTAGGTTAGAAACAATACCCATTTGCTTTTGCTTCTGAGATTCTTTCATCAACTTAACGCCAGTCTTACCTTCTGTTGAGTAAGCAGCCTTGGGATCAAAGCCTTCCAATTCCTTTAGAGGACGACTTGTCTTGACTTTAACCTTATCGTTGACAGGAATAACGGTTGCTGTATCGCCATCAAAGTCTGCGCCCGACAGACGTTCTGCGACCTTAGAGTTGATACCTACTGCATCAATTGCATTACCTAATGCTTTCTTAGCAGCGGGGTTCTTATTGTTGACAACCAGCTCAGGGATCTCGAATGTTCCGCCATGAGGATAACGAATCAGCACAACGCGTTCGCCATTCTTATAGTTCGGAGCATAGATCTCATTGTCTTTGAGTTCATCGATCGGCAAGAGGACTTGGTTCTTCTGTCTCGGAAGAGCAGCAGCCTTCAGATGTACAGCGGCAGAATCACAAGAGTTTGCAAAATCGAGAAGAAGCTTTCTCTTAATCGTAGGATTCGTATAATCCATGATTTCTTGATACTGATCATCAAGATCAGCATAAGTAAGATTAAGCTGCCTCTTAATCAAAGACATCGGCTGTTTGGAAAGAAACTGGGAAGACAAGTTAATTGACTGATCTTGCCAATCTCCTTCTTCTTTCAGTTTATTAATCGCAGAGAGATGTTCTTTACCATCTTTCCCGATGTAATGAGACTGACCATTGGCTTTGATGGTTGCACCAAAAGGATTGTCAGGATCATCCTGAATCTTCTTAAGCACGTCCATCTTACTTTTTTTGGAGCTCTTGTTGGTGTTAAAGACAATGTCATAGCCTTCAGGAATATTATCCGAATACATTGCCATGCCTTTCAGATAATGACTTCCATCGACCATAATACGAACCTGAGCATAATGGGACTGCCCGAGATTCAAGTCTTCTACACCAGGACGAATCTCGATGACACCATCTTTCGATGTACCACCTTGATCGCCATAATTGATCTTGATTCGATCGGATGCAATACTTGCCGGGTACTCACGCTTGAAGTAATTGAATCCACCGTCTTCCGAATGATAATCCTTTACCTGCTGAATATCATCACGATTTGCATAAGCATCGCCGATCGTCGTTCCAGGCTTACAAAGAACTTTGATCGTTGTTTGTTTACCCGGGTTTGTTACCTGAGGAACACCGACACCGTGAACTTCATAGCCTTCAAGCTCCAGCATAGTGAGCGCTTCATTCAGCTTGCCGGAAGAGACGCCGAGTTCTCGTTCAACACCTGCACCAACATCCAAATAAGGCTTTGACTTAAGTTCTTCTTTCAGAACTTCAGCCGTGCTGATGGCCTGATTCGCACGAGCACCGACTTTCTCATCCAATAGAGTACGAATCGATGAGTCATTCTTATAACCCATAATATCCGTGATCTCTTGGAGAGACTTACCTTCTGCTCGAAGTTGTTTTGCTCGCTCTGCTTCTGCTCGACGTTGCTCATGCTGGGAGAGCTGATAAAAAGCGCGATAATCCGTAGAGCTCATATTGAACTCTTTACGAATGTTCTCGCCAGACGGGTCCCATCCTTGGGATCGAAGCTCATCCACACGCTTCAAAAATGCTTTCTCTGCATCCAGAATCGTAGGCTTTTCACCACGAGCCAACATAGCATCCGCCGTTCCCTGGAACCAGGGCTCATGCTGATAAGGAATTTCACCAGAACCCCATTTATAGCGCCCAGATCTTCGCTTAACGCCATAATGGGCTAGAATTTCCGCCTCGATGGAGGCATCCCCGTCAAGAATAGGATCTCCGACAACGGGATCATAAATATCCATGGTTAGCCTCCTTGTTTGTCAAGTTTTCGAAGTTGTTTATCAAACCTCACAATGAGATTCATGATTGCGCGAATATCATTCGGATCGGGTACACAAATTTGACAATCATCGTTCTGATAGATTCGAAGTTCTATCCCGATATCAAATGGATTTACATCGTACTCCAAACAGAAAAGAGCAGCATATATCATAAGCTGTTCCATATGAGTTGGAGTAACACCCGTTTTCAAATCGTGAATTCTCAGAAAGTCATCACGAAATGAAATTGCATCCGCAGTCCCAAAGCAATATTCCGAATAGTACAGAACTTGCTCTGGTGTCATGCGGAATCCGATTGCATCGTTGACATAAAGATTCAAAGTCTTCTTTGATCTTGCCAACTTTTGATTTAACTTGATGCACAGCGCTGCAAACTCGTGAAGTTTCGTACCTTCTTCGGAAGTGCGATAATTAAAGAAACTGTTCGCTAACTTCTCATCGTTGTAGTTGAGCCAGTGGTACTTGCTTGCGCCGAGGAATGCGTGCTGTCCTGCGAGTTTTGAATGATCGTTGAAGATCATGCAGTACCTCCTCTTTGTTCTCCGGTGAGATAAAGGCAGCAAAGGACATCTTATTGAGAAAGGCCACCCAATAGTCCTGATTCGGACGATGCGCTGCGCGTGCCCCTCTTTTACACTCGAGCGCTGCCCAATGCTTGCCATAAAGAACTAAGAGATCGGGAAATCCTTGTATGTAGGTTTCGACCTTGAAAGCAAGTGCTCCAGGAAACCGAGTCATGATTTCCTTGATCAGTTTTGCTTGAAAGTCTCTTTCCTTTTCCAAGTGAGTTCCTCCTCTCTTAAAACTTTAAAGAGTCTGAATGGTGTGTGTCTTACTTAAATCGGACACATTTCCCTTCTCCTCCCATTAAATACCATGTTTTTTTCGCGCGGAATATCTTTTCCGCCTCATTTTGTGTAACGTTTTTGTGTAAAATTTCTCAAAATAATATCCCAAAAATCGCAAAAATTTTTTCACAAGATATATTACTATATAATGTTTTATTCTCTACGCGTAATAGGGTTGTGAAAGTAAAAAATGAAAATTACCAGCAACATTATTCCGCATCAAAAACCCGCAAACCCCTGATATTACTGGGTTTTTTACCTTTTATCCAACCAAAAGAAAAGGAAAAACTATGCCTAAAATTTAAGGAAAAACTATGCCTTAAATTTGGCCACTTTTTTCGCTGGACCCTTTTTGACCCTTTTAAGGTGAAAAAACACCTTTAAAATAAGGAATAGTTTTTCCTTAAATTTCCGGCATAGTTTTTCCTAAAAATAAATAGGAATAATATTACCGTCCGTATCAGTCTATATGCAGTCTATATACAGTCTATATCCAGTATCAAAACAGTACTTTTTCAAAAAAGAAGAGGACGTGATTTCTCAGCGTCCCCCTCTTCTTCTCAGTACTTAATAACGATTCACCAGATCCATCGGATTAATATTAAGTACTTTGCAGCAACGAAGTCCATCAAACAGATTAGGGACCGCTTTACCGGATTCCCAGTTTCGAAGTGTACGCTCATTCACATGAACTCGTTTCGCTACAGTCGCCTGGGTCAACTTCAGCTTTAATCGTTTATTTGCAAACAGTAAACCAAGTTGCTCTCTATTGATCATGACCATCCTCCTTCACAACGATCTCTTTCCCCAAAACCTTTGCAAGTTTTAGTATATTTCCGATGCGCGGAAGGTAATGTCCGGCCTCATAATTGCCAATGGAGCCCTTCGGAACGCCCGAAATCTCGGCCAATTCGCGCTGTGTCATGCCTCTTTCTTCTCGTCGCCGAGCCAAATTATCCCCAAATTTACTCATTTTTCACCTCAATTGGCTGGGTAATGCAGATGGTATTGAATAAATCCTGGCGAATATAAGCCGTTTGATCATGCCCATTTGCCAAATCCATGCCTCGGAACATCTCTTTATGGGCTTGCTCGTTCCGCTTTGAGAGAATTCGAACCATTTTTCGAAAATTTCGCCTTACAATTTTGTATTTTGTACCCATTTGATATCGAATTGGGTAATATTTAATCATTCTATGGATGTCTCGAGCTTCTTTTCTCTGGTATTTGTTCATTTTTTCACCTCAATTGACCACGCCTTTTTATGGGCTTCGTTGTTCGCTTTAATAAGCATTCGAGCCGTTTTTCGAATACCACGACGAAAAGCCTTATAATGATCAAAATCGAATGGCATCCCAATCAAATCAACGTCATTATGCATCCGTTTAATCATTCGAGACTCTCTTCTCTGGTATTTGTTCATATCAGTGTCTCCCGAGCCACCGACAGAGCTTGTAGATCAGCCAGAAGGGGCCAAAAAGCAGCAAGCAAATGAAATCTTTCATGATAAAACCTCCAAAATATCAAAAAATGTGGGTTGTTAAATCCAACCAAAGAGAATGGAAACGACCAAAATGACGAGACAATTGAAGAAATAGCCGAATTCAATGAGCAATTTCTCGTAATAGATGGACGCTGTCTTCTCGTCAGAGTTCGCAAATCGGTCGAAATCGTATGCAAAGCACAAAATGGAGATGATTAGATTACCAATTAAGAAGTATTTGATCATTCGGTTACCTCTTTGATGCTCATATGGATGATCTTCTTAGAGTTGATGACCGTGTATTCATCTCCTGAGTCCTCAAATACCGGATAGGGAACACGACAGATCTGCTGAATAACATCTGTCACCTGCTGATCAGGACTCGTTTTCGGCATATCGGCGGCATAACGCTTATCGCCTTCTAATGTAATTTCAACGTGCCAATAAGTCAACTTAACTCACCTCCGAAGTATAAGAAATACTGGGCGCGATGGAAATCTACAAGATCGGACTTTAGGTCCTTGAGTTCCTTGGAATTGGATGTCCAGACCTCCATTTGTGTTTTGACGAGCTCACTACTAGCAAGCTCCGGATAAGCAGCTGCAACAAGTGCAACAGCGCCGTCCGACATCTGTACGTAGGTGATTTGCTCATGCTCACAATAGGCCTTAACGGCTGCGTCAATGGACTGCTCGATTTGTGTATTCTGGTCTTCGTAGATTTGGATTTTCTCTTGGATTCCGAATCCGGAAGCGACAACGATGATATTACAAAGAGTCCAGATACCAAATACAATAGTGAATACGGCACCCAGAACGCCAGGAACAACGGCGAGAAAACCGAATTTGTTCGTAGAACCGTCTATGATTTCCGCCAAGAGGACCAAGCCTAGAGCGATAGCTAACAATAAAGTGATCATATGTTACTCCTTTCTTTCACGGCTGGCTTCGTGTGTGAAACCGTCCGGATACCGATTTTTCAGTTTCTGCAGATTGAGCTTAGCGATGGTGTCCACACTGATCCCGAGTTCATTGCAGAGCTCCGTGAGATACCAGAGAACGTCACCTGCTTCCAGCAAAAGAGCCTCGATATCGAGTTCGTGGCCGTGGAACATAGCCTTTTTGACGATTTCCTGGCATTCTCCGGCCTCTCCGTTAAGCCCCATAACGGCCTCTAGAAGCCTCTTAGAGCACACTTTAACCGGAGCGCCTTCCGAACCTATACCATAGATCTCCTCTTCACCAGCGAGCGTTGAAAAGGCCGGAAGCGGGCCTAAATAGGCCATCGCTTTATGCCGGTACTCCATCATGTCCATCATAAGCTATTCATCGCCTCATTTCCTCTTGTGGTCTTCTCGTAATTGATTCGGAAATACTTACAGTTGGCCGTGACTTCAAATGCTGGGTTTTTCTTTTTCAACGGCTCAGCAACAATGAGTAACTGACGATAGTCTTCCCGAATGTTACAAATCGGGAAATGGATGCAATTGTCACAAGGGTTCATATGATTACTCCTTTCGATTCCACGTTGGTGGATTTGATTGTTTTTTGGTTGTCTTGCGTTCCGGGAATGCCACGATATAGCCCTCTGCAACGGCTTCCTTCATTCGTGCTTCTGCCCAGTTGCGAGCTTCCGCATAGCTTTGAAATACCGGTATCGTGCTAAGTTGATTCCACTTATCGACTATCCGATATTGATGCGTATTGGAATCCCAAACAAATCGGCATTCCTCATCCATTCCAGCAACAAATATCTTACACTCATGAGTAAAGTCGGCCTCTATACGAGTGACGAGTTTGGAGTGAATGTAAATGAGTTTCCGTCGTTCAGAAGGAGGATATAAGCGAACCTCATTGACGAGGAATACGCGACTCATAATATCCATTACTTGCTCTCCTTGGGCTCTTCATCGAAGATCTTTCGAATCAGCTCATCGGTCAGGTGCTGCGCCTGCAGATGAAATACCGCAGTATCCAGTGCCTCAATAGTCGGAGTTGGCTCATAGCGCTTACAATGAAGCGGCCGCATCTGAATGCCAAGTTCCGGGATATTATACCGAGCTGTTTCCTCGATACAATGCAGGTACATCTCTTTTGTCATACCACGGAATTGGTGTTCGAATCGACAAATATCCCGATGCGTGCAGGTGTCACAGTCGCAAACGGCCCGGTCGATGGCTTCTTTGATGTAAAGATCAGCTTCCTTCACTGCTTTCTCCACCTTTTCCAGCCGGAATCCATGCGGACTGGTTTTCTTCGTTCCCGGAATCTCCTGATTCCAGCATTTGGCGCAGACTTCATTGGTTAGCTGACCGGGCTTCATGATACAAGCACCATAAGCAGTCCCAGATGTGATGGATTTATCTGCATCGACGAGCTTCTTGTAGTGGGCAGGACAACCCTGGATTCCGCCGAAGACGCCTTCGTCCACAACATTCTCACCATAGTTCTTGATTACGAATTCACGACGAGTCATGTTGGTTTTCCTTTCTTCCTTAACATTCAGCTCCTGATCCCAGCATTCCGTGCAAGTGATTCCGCTGTTCTTCTTGCAGCTTATAAGCACACTCGGATCAATTCTGGCGAGCTCACGATAAGTCCTAGGGCAACCGACCACACCACCACCGGCATTACGATTGATGTATGCCGGAAGATTCTTTTCAATCCATTCTTTCCTTGTCATAGGAATTCCTCCTGTTCGACATCACCGCCAGCAACCGTGACCGACCGCATAACTTTTCCCGTCTCTTCATCGTAGTAAAGAGAATCGAGAATATAGTCGATCTGGGACTGCACGTCCGGATCAGTCATCCTCAGCACTTCATAGCCCTCCAGGCCAACGGTCTTCCGAAGCTTCCCTAGAACCCCGGCAGTCCACTGTCTGAATTTACGAGCCTCCAGCTTACGAGAAGCAAAGAGTGCTTCGTAGATGCCAGATTCGTTTACTGCCAGCATCCAGTGAGTCTTCCAATCGCCACGCTTTCGTCCCAGATCTTTTCCGATCATGGCTTTTGTAAGACCAACCGCGGCTTCATACCGATCCAAAGTCGGTTCTACCGATGTTGAATCCGATTTTTCAACAAGGATTCTCTCAATGCATTCGGTCGGTATTCTTTCTGCGACATCTTTCGTTTGAAGACGAAGTGCATCACAAATATCCTTGAGAACTGCATACCAGTCCCCATCGAGATTCACGAAACGGATATCATACCCGTTCCAGTTTTCAGTTCTAGTTTCCATTGTTACTCCTTTCGAATATCTGTTATGGGTTTTACCCATCTTAGATCCTTTTAAAGGACCTTAGATATCTAATACCCTTGTTGGAGTGACCTTGGCGATATCGTTTTTCAGATTCTCGAACTCCGTCTTGTATCGGCATACGTTTTCGTGAACACAGTTTTTACACATTGTTATTCCTCCTTAACACTCTCCAGCAGTTCTTCTTTGGTCATAGTGATCAGCTCAGAATAGGGGAGTGTCTTGACCCAGTTGCAGAAGTCCTCCCGCCATTCATCCTGCTTATGAGCCTTGCGGGAATGATACATATTGCGGAGAGTTGCGTAGTTGAGATCCATCGTAGCTTTCTGCAGATAGCTGGAGGGGAGAAGCTGGATAAGTTGCCACCAGGCGTCTTTATCATTGAGAGGGTATACGATATCGGTTCCATCGTAATTATCAACATGACCACCATGCATGTAAATATTTCGCCAATAGTTAAGCTCATCGATTGTACACCGTAGCATGGCTAATGCATGTTTTTTAAGATGCTCATGCGCGAACATATCCGTGGTAAACTCGTGTGCAGTGATCTTATGCATCGTGCTGCAAGAGTTCCGGACAGTTCCAACCTTGTACGTATCGGCTTCTTTCCACCAGTAGAGAGGTGCCTCCCAGTCGCACTGGACGTGGATCATACGCATGAATTTACTGTGGTCAGAGCCTGCAGCAATGAGCTTTTTCATAAGGGTGAGGTCATTAGGACCGATATCCCATATAGGCATACCCGTCGCATAAATAAATTCGCCATGCCATCCGCTATCGCTCTTGGCCCAGCTCTCAAGTGGATTCCGCATTCCACGGATTGCAGCCATCCAGCCGAATACTTCTGTATTTGTTACGTTAAGCATTGTTCTTCTCCTTTACTTAGAACTCACAGGGTGCGTACAATACGCTTTGGGATCAATATATGGGCACCCAATGCATTCGTATTGCAGAAAATCAGTCTCGTAATCTCCACCAACCAAACCCGGGCATCCATTTGGGCCGACTGAGCCACGCTTTTGCATTTCTTCATGACACCATTCTCGAGGATGTGTAAAGCGGCGAACGAAGTCGCGGATCGATTTAAGCATTTTCCCTAAGTCTTCCTTTCATGTTTGGTTTTGAGTTTTCCCGTATACCATTCGGGAGAGTTATAGAATTCAGCGAATTCACACCGGATACGATCTATCTTTTGAGCAACGTTTTGGCGAGAGCATCCGAGTTTCTCAGCGATCTGTGTTTGATTAAACCCGTCGACCATCATCTTAAATATCGATAGTTGGGCTTTCGTGAGAGTCGCTTCAAACTTCTCTAGATCGTAAACCTGATGATCTGGATTCCAACGCTCATCTGATATCGTACCGAGAATATCCAGAGACCCATCGGCAAGCTCTGGAATAGGCGAATCTAGTGAACATGTCTCACCGGTACGGCATTGACAATAACGACTTTGGAGTTCATTTCTGAGTCGGCATTGAATATTCCTTGCTGCAAATGTGCTGAACTTGATAGAACCAGGTTCGTAATTGTTAGCTGCAAATATCAATCCGATGCAACCGATCTGGAAAAAGTCCTCTCGCTCTGGCGAATTGATTGTACTGGGATAATAATGGGCCATGACATACCAGACGAGTTGTAGATTATCCTCGATGAGTTTGTCTCGTTCGGGCCCAGTCATTTAAGATTCCTCCCATTTCATCATGTCCTTCTCCTTTACTTCAATTCGATGAATTCAAATTGGTCATAAACGTTCGGATGGAAGATGCCAACCCAGAAATCGTCCTGCGCCTCACGATAATACGCGAGATCCTCATTCCATTCCTGAATATCTTCCATCAGATCGCGCTTACCGAGGTCATTATCATTGTCGTAAATATCATTTTCATACTGATACACCAGCATTTCGTATCGCATCTGATTCTCCGCGACGTATGCATCAACGTTGGTGTTTTCGACAATGATGACCACCAACATTATAATGGCCACAATGAAACCGATAATAGCGATTACGAGAAACGGCCCCGAATGATCGCCGAAACGTTTTTTCAAATAAACAGCCAGCCCGAGGCAAACGACGATTGACAATACAACTAACCAAAAGAGCATCTTTCCTTCCTCCTTTATAGATGATCGCGGACATAGCAAAGGATATCATTTGCTTCGGTGAGTCGTGCAATAGAGTCCTCGATGGCGTCCTTTGCGCAACCGATTGCGCGTTCACAGGAATTACCGTCGATCGGAGTCGAACCAAAGAGATTCTCTCGAATCTGATAGCTGAGGCCATTGTTTGTCCTTACAAGTTCACCCAGACGAGTGAGAAGGTCCTGGATACCAGGGTCCTTAATCGGCGTGTGGCACTTGACATTTGCAGCATTTACCGCGTTTTCCATATTTTCTCTGAACATAGTGTTATCCATCATTTCTTTTCTCCTTTACAGATCATAAATTTCTTCCTGGAGTGCTATTCTGTCCATCTACGACAGCTCTAGCAATCTCCGGCGTTTCATAGCGAGTGTAATAGACCCGCTTAGTGCTATCGATTAAGATATAAACCTCGCACGGATCGTCCGTACCCACTTCAAAGACAAATGTAGTCATTTTGGCAGTCTACTCTTCGTCTTCTTCATGAACCTCTCCCTTCATAGCCGTCCGACACTGCTGTCGATTTCGACATTCCATGAACATATATCGTGACTTACAAGGCATTGGCCCATCGAGTCCGCTGTCCACTAGACACATGCGAACAATGGGTGCGAAATTATCACAATTGCGACACTCTACAAATGGTGTCACACAAGGAACAAATGTTAAGATTGACATGGTAATTTCTTGGTCAGGTACTTCTCAATAGAAGCACAACGTTTGTGGTAGCGACAACGGACAATTCCGTCCGTCCGAATCGGTTCCGTATTGCAGTCGTGATAGAGTTTGTCGCCAGGCGTAAAGACCGGCTCAAACCCATCACAGTCATTGCAATAGTCATGAATATCCAGTTTAATCACGCCTCTAAGACCTCCTCAATTTGCGCAGCGATCTCTTCGGGAGAGTGATTGTCGGTGTGAAGGATCACATTCGGACCAACAATCGCCGGATCATAGAACACAGTATTGTCGTTTGCAATTCGTCGATCAATCTCATCTCGAGAACGTCCCTGCTTTTCCATACGCAATAATGCGACAAGCCAAATACAATCCAGCCAGACAACAACGACTTGCTTCGGTCCAAAGTAATGGGAGCGGAAGAATGCGACACCGTCCGGATCAATGATGTAAATATCATTTTCATCGACCTGCTGGGTTGTGGCCCAGTAATGGTTTTTATCGAAGTAGGTGTATGCTACAATATCTCTCGAGCGAGAGACTTTCTCGTAGAACATGTTGTTCACGAAGATGTGGCCCTCTTCCTGTTCAAAGCGTTTCGGACGCGTTGTGTAAGAAGGAAGTATGGACCGTCCGTACTGTCGACTGAGAATATCCGCCACCGTAGACTTACCTGAGCCGGAACGACCGACCAAAAGAATGATTTTATCGTGTTTCATAGTTCTCTTCGAGCTCCTTTGCGTAATTATCAGCAGATTCCTTACTATATCGGAAAGACTTTTTGTCATTGGTGGTGGTAAAATATACGACACCTTTAAGTGGTGCCTTGCATTTTGGGCAGCAGCAAGGATCGAATACTGGACCGAATGGCGGTTTCTCATCTGCTGTAGCAAGGATCTGTTCGAATTCATATCCGCAGTTGCCACAATGTGGACGGAAGATTACAGTCATGTCCTATTCCTCCTTTTTGACAGTTTAGCCATTTTCGTCTTCTTGCGAAGATGCTTCTTATGATTCGCTTCGACTTTGTCCAGTCCGCGAACGCGAGCTCGTCCCTCGCCAGTGACGAGATTCGGTTTTGTGATAGGCGGAGCATCCTTGTCGATTGTGAACCCATAGCACCATCCGAACATTTTTTCAAAAACCTCCTTTAAAATATCCAACCGCAATCCAACCAGAAAAGGAATAGACCTTGTTTGGTCTACCCCTTTCGGTTGTAACTGGGTTACTTGAACTTCAGAATTTTGTTGAACACGTTCTTAACCGTGGTCGTCTTGAAGACGCCATCCATTTCGAACTTCATGCCCTTCACGAATGCCCAGATGCTCGTTCCAGTTCCGAGCAACAAACCGCCGATCTCAATGCCAGACTTGACTCGATCCTGCTTCTTCTGATACGCGAACTTCTCCTGCTCGAATTCGAATCGGCGTTCATTCCGAACGACCTCTTCGTCTTCTGCAAGAGCCTTTCTCTTATCAGAGTCCGCTTCCTGAGCAAGCTTGTACAGAGTATCAAGCTCATTTATTGCCTTTCCCATCTCCGAGCTTCCCGGATCAAGGGTCTTCATCTTCTTTAGATGCTCCTCAATCTGATCTTCCAGTAAATTACGTTTATCCTCCATAATTTCTCTCCTTTCAAATATTAGAGTTACCTCCATTAAGGAGTTTGTTTATTTTGCGTGTCCTCTTTGGAAGGGTCAATTTGATTGATGCAGAAGAGAGCAAATTTGGATTTGCAAATATCTTTTGGATGCTTGTCCAGTCCGAGCGACATGTAGACCTGCCCATCATCCGGGTCAATCGTCACATTCAGGAATCCGGAATAGAATTTCTGGAATAGACCATTTGCAACCACCTTAGAGCAGACAGTAAATCCGATTGCCATGCCCAGAATGGCGACGATGATGTTGACAATAATCTGACTCATCCAACCCAACCTCCTGCCCAAACGATCGTGAGCGCAAACGCAATAATACAGCTACATGCTGTGACCGTCAGAAGAATGATCGGCTTATCATCGATGGCCGATTGAGAAATCCAGATAAGACTCAATACCGATGCCAATGCTGACAACGCGATTAGAATCTGAATGAAGTTATAGAGCATTTTTTGTTCTCCTTTCAAAGAACTGACCTTCGTTAAAGGTCTTCTTTTTCGCTAGAGCTTGGGAAATTGCTAAATCAATTCCAGCTCTGGATTTAAGGTGATAGTAATATAGGTCCCGGAAAGGCGTATTGAGTCGGTCAATTCGACCCCTGGCCTGTTCGAGCACTTTATAAGAGTAGGTCTGAGAGTAGAATACAATAGTGTCCGTCTTGATACAATTCCAACCTTCGCATCCAGCAGTATATTGTACCAAGTAGACCCAGGAGCCGCTTTCTGGTATGGGCTGGTGCTTATGCCCGTTCCATTCAGCGGTATCACAAAACTCCACATTTTCAAATAGTCCTTTCAGAATATCAAGCTCGTAATCGAAGCTGTAGAAGATAATCATTCGTGGATGATCCTCGAAGAGCTCCAATACCGCAATTTGACGGGATACATCAGAGTTTACAAGCTTCCGCACTGCAAAACAGACTTCCGAAGCAGACTTCATCGGCTCATTTTTCTCATAATTCCAACGATTTTTCCAAATATCATGGTATGCGACTGTGTCATAGGAGACGTGAATATCCTGGTTATGACGTACGGTTTCGCGTTCAAAATCCATTGGAATGAGCAAATGGTTCCGAAGTCGAATGAGTCGACCCTCGTTCACATAGCGATCGATCTGCGGAAAGTCAACGTGGTGATTATAGACGACATGATTATTCCGAAATTCCGTAATGTTTCGGAAATATCCATTGGCTATAAAGACTTGCGCATAGTCCGTCCACTGATCTCCGCTAGTGGCAGTAAGCAATATCCATTGATTTTTTTTTACAATTTTTTGAAATGACTTCGTCCAAGCTCCAGTTCCTACCAATCGCTGCTCATCAAATATAAAGAACGCATCATGAACTTCCTCATACTTGTGTATGTTATTCCAGGAATCAACTGTTATTTTATTACGATATGGTGTGCAACTAGGATCATTAGATATCAAATAGTAAGGGAATTCCGATTCCCATTCTAAACTATCTCTTTTTTTTGCAGTTGTGATAATATATAAATCTAATGGGTTAGTCATTCGGTCTCGTTTTGGATTTCCTTTTCCACCACATACTTTATAGTAATAATATAATGATGTCCTGCTTTTACCACTCCCAACTCCGCCATTTAATATGCATCCATTAAACATTTGATCAACTGCTTTTTTTTGATAATCTTTTAAAAAATCAATATCATGCTTTTCTTCTAAACGTCGAACATGATAGCCTTTGATAGTGATCCCTTCCGATAAAGCATGACTGATACTAGTTGAATGACATTTGAGATATTTAGCGCATTCGACAAGGCTATTAAAGCGTTCATTCAATTCAACAATTTCAACTGGTGCAGTATTATAAAGATCCATCATTTTTGCCATAGTACTGTTTAACTTCGGTGATACCCATTCTAAATTTTCTGATCGATTATCAATATTGTTTCCATTAATATGGTTCACGACATAATTATCAGGATGATCTGGATAAAAAGTCAAAGCAATGAGTCTATGAACAGGGATTCTTTTTTGAATACCGCCAATCTTATCCGCAATATGAACCTCTAGATATCCATCTTTTCCAGGACGAGGTTTTATCAAGTGCGGAATAGAATCCAGTTTACCGTTTGGATTTCGAAAAGATCTAATATTTCCGAAATTACTAGCTTCATAGCCAATATAATTAGGAATGGGTTTCCAAATTTCGGAAGTCATTTTTCGACGATCATCACTCGAAGATGCTCCGGGAGTTCATAGTCGATATAACCGGCATTATCACAACACACAAGATATTTGGCTCCCAAGTGAGAAACGACTCCGAGTTCCGAAAGGATGAGTCGAGGATCCTTCTCCTTCATTCGACAAGAAATGCATGTGGATCGACTCGGTGTATCCTGGGTTTCCTGATACGGACACTTCTCGCAGAATCCATCATCGTTGATCTTAATCGCTCGGATGATCATAGTCTACCCTCCAATTCAGGAATTCGCTTCATCAGGGTAGTGTTAAAACCACCTTTTTTCAGAATCCGACGTCCGTAATCGCGTTCAAATAGTTCCGCAATGCGATCGAATTTCTGGCACTGCTGCTTACAAATGCCGACAACCGCCGAATCAGCATGCGATTTCGAATTCGCAATCAGCCGGATCGTCTCGTTATAAAGCTCTGCCACCAGTTCCTGAATCTTGTCGACTTTCTTGCCCTTCAGCCCGACAACGATGACGCTTTGATACTTATCGTAATATTCTTTTGCTTTCATACTGCTCGCTCCTTAAAGAATGTGCAGGCATAGCATTCCGGGATTCGACTTCCTTCGACAATGAGTCCCGTTTTCTCGCACCGATAGGTTGTGATGCCGGCTTTATAGTTTTTGAGCTCATTAGCATACTCACAGTTACGGCAACGATGCGGATAAGACAGATAATCGCTTTGCATTACTTCGCCTCCTCATAATTGACTGGTTTGTGACTGTCTGTGTTCCAGGGCTGGTTCAGACAATCATTACAAGGATCCTTCGATTCCTTTCTCGGAGCATACTTACAACTACAACAAAAGTAGTTGAAGTAAACCTCCTTCTTGTTTTCAGCCATATGCGCTTCCTCCTTTTTAAAAATATGGATGGTGCTCCCTCGGGGACTCGAACCCGGGACCATTCGGTTATGAGCCGACTGCTCTAACCATCTGAGCTAAGGGAGCATAAAAGGAGAGACCTAGAATATCCAGATCTCTCCTCCATGAGGTTACATATATAACAATACGTAAATCCACATTCCTGCCAGAATCGTACAGATTAGTCCCGTTATCAGGAATTCTGCGATTCTGTCTAAAAACTCAGTTAACCATTTCATATATTCACCTCCATAACAGAGGCTGTTTATTTCGCGGGGTTAGCCCCCGACAACGCTCTGAATACGGGACTTCCAAAGACTGCGAGGAGCTGTACTGATAGCCTGATGGATCTTACGAGCCGTAGCGCCGATCTTCTCGATCTGGAGCTCATTCCAGCTCTTACGGACATAGGCGCTTTCCTTGACACCCTTGTGACGAGCCTCCAGGCGGAGAGCATTACGAACGAACTTACGATCAGACATTCTTCTTTTCCTCCTTATTCTTCTTGGCATGCTTGTACTTCTTCTTGGTGCCGCTCATCGTATCAACGATCTTGCGAACACCAGCCTGGGCTTCCTTATAGCCGACATTGTTGAGTTCCATATAATGGCGAACTGCCGTAGAGAAGGATGCTCTGCGAATCAGAGTTACGCAGTCCGGCTCGGCATCGAGCTTGCGCAAATATCCGCACTCAATGTCCTGATCGACTTGATCGCCATAGACTTCCTTGGCGAACTTCAGGGCATTATCGTCGAAAATGCGATTGGTATACTTGTTTTCATAGTAAACCATAACGCACCTCCTTACATATCCGGGCCTTCGAGGGCCGCCCATTTGTCTGCGAATGCATCCTGCACGATCTCGATGTACATCGTCTTGAGATAGGCCTTAACTCGACCCGGTTCCCAGTTGTAGGGGTTGATCACCAGATCCACGGTCTTGATCTCGGCATAATCGAGAGAATCGACGCTGCCCTCATCCAGACGAGTCTTACGACGACCAGCGATCATCCAGATGTTCGGAGGAACATTCTTGTAGCTGACGTTCACCTGAATATAATGCATCGGTGCATCACCTTCATTGCGAGGCGGCATCAGGCGAACATTCCAGCCCTCTTCCAGAAGAACCTGGTAAAGAGGAACATCATCAACCATTGCGTCTTCGGGGATTTCAACGCAGAAGTTTCGGTTGCCGGCCAGATTATACTTCTTCTCTACGCCAGAGAAATTGCGATAGAAAATATGTGCATTGGGGATCTCGAGAATTCTTTCGACACGGTTAGCCATGACGAATCTCCTTTCAAAATTTCAAAAGTTGAGAGACCTAGAATATCTAGATCTCTCTTATTTGGTTAATAGACACGAACGCCTGCTTGCTCCAAGTACAGTTTGAAGTCTATGGAATCCTGCTCGGTGTGACCCTCTCGAATCGATTCACGATAATGATCACGCAGACCATGATGATCGTTCACTGCATAAACCATGTTGACACCATAATGGTCAGCAAAGTCTCCTGCGGTGAACAGCAAATCTGTCACGCTCATGCGCTCGCATCCGAGAATCTCGTAACGAGTACACTGATAGGCTTCCTTTTCTGATTTCAATCCATATAGAACAATAGATTTCATTCATATCACCTCCATTACAGGAGTTGTTTATTTCGCGTGAACTACCTTACGGCGAATATCTTGGCATCGTCCTCAGCGGTCTCCCAAGGATGAATACGCTCCGGTGTATAAGGATCGTCCGAAACAAACCATTCAACGTCGCCATACTGTGCGATCTCATAGCGAGCATTGCTCACAAGATAATCATAGTAGGTTCGATCAATGTCTGCCTCTTTGTGATTCACCTTAACCATCTCAGATTCCATCCATCGATAGCCGTCGGCACCAGTAGCAGAGGCGAATTCCTGTTCGCCAGTCTTCTTCATCTTGTTGGCATCCTCACGAAGAAGGATAGCACCACCAGCACCATCCTTAATCGGTGTGAATTGACCAACACGACCAACAAACTGGTAGTTGTGTCCTTCCGCAATCTTCTCACGAAGCATTTCGTCCGTAAGAGATGCGAATTCGTCCAGTAGACGCTGCTCCGATCTCGTTAACTTCTCCGGATCCTTAAATCGAAGAGATCGAATCAACTCATACTGACTCACATCCGGCAGATTCTCATTGAAATCCAGATAGAGTGCTGTTTGCACGGACTTTGTTTCGCACATGTCCTCAAATACAATGTCCTCGTGTGTGAAGAGGGTCTTGAAGACGTACGGAACAGCAAACTGAGTGCCAGTAGCAGTCCACTGACCAGGATGCTTCTTATTGTCCTTGCAAATATCTTTCTTGCTCATGACGTAATCCTCGCCATAAAGGTCACAACACTGTTCTACTGTCGCATAGCGAGCAATATAAACAGCATTGTTGACGAGACACATACGCTCATAGGTTGCCTCGTGCTCGAAGTCATAGCCGTACATCTTGCCATACCGCTGAACAAACTCGATAATGTGCAGATCCGCATCGGGAATCTTAATCGAATCCGTCTTAATATGAGCAACCGTATAGCCGCGCTTCTCCACCTCATGCTCGAGATTAATCATGAACAGAGCACCGCGCTTCGCCACGATGTTATCCTTATTACGAGGATCGTGGAACGGATTGTCGAAGTTCGCGGCAGTCAGACCATACACAGAGTTGATCGCGATCTTCAGCGCCTGCGTGAGATCATCCTTCGTGAAGTCGGCTGTGCCCGCAACCAACTGATCGATGAAGGGCGCAAGAGCACCGCCGAGAATGACTCGACCGGTGTCCCAATCCTCATGCTTAATCGCCACACGAGCATCTTTCAGATCCTTAAACCTCTGCGTATAGACCTCACCAAATATCATTTCTGCAATTGCCGAACTGGGATGCATTGATGCAATATCAAGCAGTGCGATAAACCCATACATACCAGGCTTTGCAGAGACACGACCGCCCTCGCCAACATCCTCGACATCACGATAACTCGATTTCCCGTTTTTGTATTTGTAGCCAGGGAATATCGGTCGACCTTGCTTGTCGAATACCGTGAAGTCATCGAACTCCTTTTCCATCACGAAAGGCACGTCTGCAAACTCGTCATAGACCTGCGAAACGTCGCCCATATCGCGATAATTGAAGGCGTCCTGAGGATGCTTGTTTGTACCAAATATAATTCTAGTAGTGAGCTGATTGGTCGTATCGTTAACGGTCATCTTGGCAATCTGTGCCAGAATCTTACGTGCGGCAAAGTCGCCTTGCGTGTGATCCCAGACCGCTTCCGTTGCAATAACATCGTTATCGCAGTATTCAGCAACCTTCGGCCAAAGTTCTTCCGGAACAGGCTTGTCCCAAGGAAGACCAAGCTCCTGATGGTGAATGCCAAGCTCGATTTCCCACTTCTTCAGGCTCTGCTTCTTGGCACAGTAGTCATAGACATCCGTGTAAGAGATATTATACGCTTCTCCGAACATCGCATTCGGAGAGCCGTTGATAATCCTCTGCGAGAGCGTATAGAGCTGCTCGTTCGAATATCCAATCATACGAGCATAGAGAATGTGGTTATCGTAACGACGGCAGTTGAATCCAACCAACTTGAACTTGATGAGTTCCTCGATCTCTTTTGGCTTGGGGTTAATCATGCGGACAACCTGCTTGCCAGCACCTTGTACCTTCCAGTTGACCAAGAAGAGATTCGGGAATACCTCCACATCGTAAAATACGATTGGTTGGTCCCCGTCTTCTCCAGGCTTGGAGGGTTCTTCAGACTTAAATCGCATCTTGTTGACGAGCTTAATGCAATAATTTGCCTGATTGGTACTGTTGGCCGCGAATGCGAGGACAGCATTTCGCATGTCCGTCACATCATAGTGAAGTCCGCTATTGTAGGCATCTTCCAGGATTTTGTAGATGAAATCAACAGAAGGTTTTGTCGCCGCGTGATACTCCTTGTTGAGGTTTCTGCGGATCTTGGTTCTCAGTTCCTTCTCTGATTTCACTCCTTCGAAGTTGATCACTTTACCATCTCCTTTCAACGGCAAGCCCGAACTCAGGCTTGCAATCGGAAGGTTGTTGCACTTTGTCAACTTTCTTCGCAAGCTACTCAGGCCCGAAAATACCTTAACTTCCACATGGTCCTCATAGACCGCACTTAGCTTCTCCGGATCTCCTGTATAAATATAATGGAGGTGAATTCCGGCTCCAGACTTAGAGAGTTCTGCATAAGTCTGAGGCCACTTACTGGCGGCTTCCAAATTCTTTTCAAAGCACTTCTTTCCATCTTGGTCCGGAATATCAAAGTCGATCACGATGTGATAGATTGGCACTCTCACATAATGAAGACGATGTGTATCGACATCTTTCAATGTTACTCGAACATCTGACCACTTTTTCATGGGTGTCTCGTTGTCGCTCGCATACTGCGCTAAGCAATCCTTGCATTCCATGTCAAAGATAGACGGCTGCTCACGGAACTTCAACCATGAGTCGTCCGGTTCAGCGTTTTTCTTCTTCTTTTCCGGCTTCTCTGCAGTGGTGATGGAGTCGAATTTCTCGATCTTAAACCCGTAGAAGGTGAACGGTTCTTTCCCTTCCGGAGCAGTTCGATCGTAATACTCTTCGAAATAGTTCTTCATCTCTGACTTGAAGTTACGCTTATTGAGCAGGAATTGCATTTTTGCTTCCTCGCAATAGGTCTTATACATCTCCCAAGCTTGTTTGAGGGATGTACAAGGCTCTTTCTTGAATATAAAGTACGAATCTGCAACAAAGTTGTAGAAGTCGTTACTTTCATCAAGCATGGAGGTCGGTACATATCCGTCATAATATCCAGGAGACTCCATATAGACATTCAAACAGCGTGTGGCAATAGCACCCAATTCGAATTCAACCTGCTTGACGAGCTGATTGTATTCTCGTGTGGGAACCTTACGACCAGATGGAGACACATCGATAAGTCGTCGAATGAGACCAGACTTCGCGTCCGTGATCTTTACCGGTTTATTGGTTCCCATGAATAGGAATGCTTTGAATTTACTTGAATAGGCAGACTTAAATTTCTCATTCACCGTCATAAGTTCATGAGAAACCACACTGTTCAGTCGAGTGTTGTCTTCGATTCGAGATAAATCACCATCGTGCTGAATAGCCACCAACGGATTGGTTTTAAACGATTCCAGAGCAAAGGCTGCATTTGCGCTACCCAACGCTTTTGCATCAAATACCGCATAGTATCCTTCAAACAGTTGCTGTATGATGTTGATAACGGTTGATTTACCGCTACCTGCTGGACCATACAATACCTCGAATTTCTGGATTGTCTTGGAGTCGCCAGATACAATTGCTCCGATTGCCCATTCGAGCTTATGTCGCTCTTCTGGATCATACAGAGTAGACATGAGTTTATCATAACTCGGGCATTCACCATCCTCTAAGGGATACGGGAGTTTCTTCGATGCATAGTCTCGCTTCTTGACATCGGTATTGGCAAATATCAATTTCTCATCGAGCATATGGAACGAATCTCGCATATCCCTTTGACAGAATGTGTGAAACCGGTCGATCATGCGCGTTTCCGAATCCCACAGATGAAGAACTCGGATTCCAGGCGTATTGGGATAATTGTCCTTGACAAATTGGTCAAGTTCTGCGTCAATTAAGCGGACCGCATCGTATTCGTCAGTCGACCACAAACGCTTTTCTTCATCCCAAATCGCGTAGAACGCGCCGCCTCGAATCATCAGATCGTTCGATTTCGAGACGATGAATTTCGGATATACCTCAATGCCTCCACCTCTAGGACATCTGGTGGCGACCATCAAGAAATCCATGCCTTACTCCTTCTTCGTAGCGTCCTCCAGTTTCTGGATCTTCTTACAGAGATACAAGAATCCGCCGATGCCGGCGAGAATAGCGACATTCTGACGCTTTGCATACTTTTGAAGCATGCGTAAATTCTGGTTCATCAGGTCGACATTCTGGTTGAAAAGATCGATATGATGATTGTAGTGACGAACGAACGACATCTGCCAACCAGCCAACGTTTTGAGATCCTTGTTCGTCGCAATCAGATCCGTGCAATTTGACCCGATTGCCTTGTAGATGTTGGCGAATTCTTCGGCCATCTTTTTTTCATCCATGTTGGTGTCTCCTTTACAAAATCGTATTCAGGTACCACATCATCTGATACCAGATGTCCACAGCTCGAAGATCGTAGGGACAATCTTCAATTGTGAATAGTCCTCCTCGTCCGTTAGCCTCGTAAGTGCGATTTAGGAAAATATCAAGAATACGATCGACTTCTCTCTCATTGTACCGGCTATCGCTCATTGAACCAAGCCCAAGAGAAACAATCATATTCCAAAACCATTGACCGGTTCGATTGCCGACCGTATCATCTTCCATAATTCGCTCCTCACATGTTCTAGCGAGGGCTACCATCATTTCCAGAATAGAACACTCTCGAATATCAAGCAAATGCTCTATTGTACGATCCGGATAGTGATTTTCATAACCAAAATCATACCGTAAATCTACGCCATGTCTTGCTCTATATTCATCCATTGGGATGATCCATGTGAATGCTCGAGCATCTAAGTGACGCATGAGTTTCTCATACGATAGATTCCTTGAATACTGCTGATCACCCATCACGAGACCGCACATCCATTGGAAGTAACGCTCGTGCAGTGCATCAGCTCTGGTCATTTACTCGTCAACCTCCAGCTCGTGAATATGACGCTCCGGATAGATCGCATCATAAGAACGCTCGTCCAGCGTGATCTCGTAGTCGGTCATCGTATTCTCGTTACGTACGTGACAGACGCCCTCCTGGAAATCACCGAAGTGACCCATGAAGACCTCACCGATGGCCTCGGAGATGTTATCGACCGGATCATCCTCTTCGTCAGCAAGGACCTTATCGCCCTCATACCAAGTCAGACTGACTTCCGAGTATCCGTCTTCTCGACCGAATTCCTCGGGAGCGATGAGGTAGATCCCGCCGTAAGCGTTCATCTCCTTATCCTTGTAGGGATCCTGCTCGATATCGCCCCGATCCTGAGGAGGAGCATTGAGCGGGGTGAAGTATTTGCCGTAATTGACACGGCGCTTCTCGTAAGCCTCAGTGATCTCCTCTTCGACAGACTTACGCTGCTCCACGACATGCTCCAGAGGAGAGGATTCCTTTTCCGGATTGGAATCGGACTGCTCCTCCTTATCGGCCATTGCATTGATCTTATCCCGATAATACTCGCGCATCTCGTCGATTTCTTCATCGGCACGAGCTTCTGCCTTACGATAGGCGTAGTAATATCCGCCGGCAGCGCCAACGATGGCACCGAGAGCGAACCAAATAACGTTTTTCATTGTTTACCTCCTTCAGCAAATTTCGGAGTCGTGTAGATCAAACCGACTCCAATAATAACACTACTAACACCGCCTCCGATTAAAAACAATCCGACAATGTTAAACAAATATTTTTTCATGGTCGCTATTACCGAAGCTTGTCAGCATTAGCCAGAAGCATAATGCCACTAACGCCAATTCCAACAAAACAGCATCCGACCACAATACCTGCTCTATAAGCGTTTTCGGCAGTCAGAATTGCTTTTACGGCTTTATCCACGGTCTCTTTAACCCCTTTCCAGAGTTTCTTCAGTCTTGCCTTCACAAATATCATTCCTTCCTCACATCGAGAAATAGTGGTCGCCTTCTTTAAAGGCAGGCGTTGCCCAGCTATGGTATCGATTAGTTCGAAATGCGATAACGTCCGAATTCGTCCGATCACATAATTCTTCAATCACCAACCAACGAATCGAATCCCATTCCGGATAGCAATAGATTGCTCCGGTAGTGACACAGTCAAATTGGTTCTTTGCCGTAAGAATCGACAAAATATCATTCCCAGCAAAGCGTTCGCTGTCCACTCGATTCAGTATCGTATCGACGACCAAACGTTGACCATATTCCGATTGGTTTCCTGCCTCGGCATATGTGACTCGTGTCAACATCTCGATCTCGTACTCACTGTAGTTCTCGAGCCCAACGAATCTAGGTGCTTCCAAATATAAATCAGCCGCTGAAAGAGGGGCTTCGGGCATTGCCACTTCTTCGGTCTGCATTTGAACCGGCTCTGGTATTGGCTCCTCATAGGTAACCAACTCATGCATGGTGGTAGCGCTAGAGCCGATCATGAGCCCTAACGCCAATCCAACCAAACCGGATACGAACCATTCACGCAGACTTTTTCTAATGTATCCCATAACGGGGCCTCCTTATGTTAGATTTCTTCGCCGATCAGAGAATCGATAGGACCCTGAACATTGAAGTCGAGAATCACGCTGCGCTCCATACCATTGACGAACTCGGAAGCACCGCGACGTCTTACATCATAGATACCGAAGTCGATATAATTGTCGGCCTTGGGATTCTTGGCATCATAGTACCAACCCACATGCTGGCCGGCCTTCGTCGGATCAAATCCGAGAGACTCATAGACTTCATTCAGGAATACGTATCCTTTTGTCTGGAGAATATGATTCCAATAATTGAGCTGGCCATTGAGGAAATAGAGATTCAGCTCCGCATCCTTCACCCAATTGTCATTGAGTTCATCGAAAATGCGAGCATAAACCGAGGGAACACGACCGTCGGGAAGAACGGTGACCTCTTTCTTGGTTTTCTTTTTCTTACCGGTTTCGGGATCGATCGTCTCCTCTTCGACCTTCTCTTTTACGAGGCCGTAGCGAAGCTCTTTGTCGACATCATCGCCGTAGCGATCGCGGACATTCTGACGATATTCCTTGAATCCCTTATCGAGAAGCTGATAGGCCGCCGCCAAAGATGCATTACGCTTGGAGAGGATCTTGTGGCCATAGAGAATGGAGGTGATACCGAGGGCACCAACGCCAACAGCCGGAGCATAGAGCTTGATAACCTTCCACGCGGTCATACGGATAAGGATCTTCTGATCGGCATCCGCCAACTCACGGGTATAGGTGCCGCCGTCTTCCAGCTTGCCGCCGACGGAATCTTCGATGTTCTGCTTCATGGTCTCATGATATTCCACGACTTCGGTGACCTTAAGGGTTGCCTTGCAAGCCATAATTGTGGACGTAATGCCGAGCGCGATACCAGCGCCCGTAAGAATCTGCGGCGAATTCTTCCGAATGAAGAACTTCGACCGATAAAAAACAGACTTTGCGGTGTTTGCAATCGTCTTAGTAGAAAGTTTCATTGTGCTTTTACCCTTTCTTAAAATTTCTTAGGATCTGGCATGACAACATACCATCCATCTTTCAGCCAAACCGGGATGAAGAATCGTGTGTTATCCCATCCGTGTGAGACTGCGTCCAAAGTCGTCCAATCGCCATCGAGTTTCCCGAATATCAGTTGGACATCATGCACTGTGATACGTCCGTAACGGTCCGCCATACGCTTTAGCGTCTCGATGCGGGATTTCACCAAATATAACGTTGACGGATCGCTATAGAATTCCTTTTTCGTTGTGATCATGACATGGTCGCTCCTTTAATCCAACGGCGCGGGCTTCGGCATACGAATATAATAGCCATCACGGCCACTTGCGATATCTGCCTGCCGTAAATCCGTCCAGCCATAACGATGTGCCGTAAACGGAGGTGTCTGATCGACTACTTCATAGAAGTCCGCGACCGAGACGATCTTATATCGTCTCAGGATGTTGTCGAGTTCGTCCAGGACACCTTCCGCATCTCGACGAGTTCGGAATGAGAACTCATCGAAATCATAGGCGCTTCGTCTCTGAGGAGGATCATCTCGTCTGGGATCGCGACTGTAAGAACCATAGTCCGTACGATAACTGACATAGGTTCCCCCGGGTCTCCGATCGCCTCGACGAGTTGAACCATAGAATATAATGTTGACCGCATCCGTCAGAGAATTAGCAAAGAAGTCCTTTAGCATCGGAACAGCAACATCATTCCAGATATGGCTACCAATGCTTCCGCGATCATCGGAGAGGATGTTATCTCCGATCTTGCTTAACGGAGAACGTTTCTTTGTCTTTGCCGGAGCAGATAAAGAGACCTTATTGATCTCCTTTTTCGGGCTCTCCGGCGTTTCATTCCGTGCGGCGTTCGAATTGTTCGGGTATTCTGCCATTGTTACACTCCTTCTCTCACCATAGTGAGGTATTTTGGGTTTAGCTTGACTTCCCAAACCGGGCAATGGTTGATGACCGAATACCGATAGCAGAGGTTTGATAGTGCCTTCTCTTTGCTAACAGCCATCGTCACAGAATCCCATGACGACTTTCGGATATCACCAAACAAATTCCGGACAGGACCCTTATATCGATACTCGTTCATACAACCTCCAAATATGAAAAGCGAAGAGACCTTGTTAGGTCTCAACGCTCGTCGAATCACAACTTGCTCGGATTACTCCTCAGCAGAGTCGTTGTCGGTATCCGCCTTGCTCGCCTTCTTGGCCAGCTTCTTAGCCTTGTGAGCCTCGATGCCATCCTTGATCTTGCCACCAAGCGGCTTGAGGGCCTTCTTGTAAAGCCACTGGGCTCCAAGAGTTCCCGCCACGCCGATCGCGACACCAACTAAGGTGCTGCCACCATTGGACTCATCATAGGTCTCTTCCGCCGGAACCGTTTCGGTCTCGAGCTCCTCGTTCTCCATGACAACATTGTTCTCTTCCATTTTAGAATACCTCCATAAAAATTTTGTTGTGGATTTCTCCATAATACATCTTGTAAATTTCGCGTGCTTTATTTGAGAACTTCCGGCTGTGTTGCATAGTCGAACACAACACAAGGTTCTCCCTTCTCAGTGAGCTTTGAACTGAACATCGGTTCAATGAACGACTTGTTGACGTCCCATCCGATATCATTACCGAACGGAATACGGTCCAAATCGATGGCATCGTAGACGTCATTGAGCGTTATGTACATATCACCCAACATCTGCCGGGAGAGATTGTTACAAATCTCGCGCAATGTCTCTCGATCCGATACGAAATATCGTCCGGACCAGCGATCGAAATAGAGACTCTTCCCTGAAGGAACATACGGGATCTCCTGATCGTTTGCAGGAACCCGTTCGGATGTCTTCTGCGCAACTTTCTCACGAATCTCGTTTGCCTTCTTCTCGTCCAGAGACTCGGTGATAGCGGACTGATAGTCCTTCAGGGTCTCCTGCGAAATGGTATAAGCGGCTGCAAGAGCAGCGTTGCGTTTATGCTGCTGGCGATTACCCATCACGATACAAGCGGTACTGAGACCGGTCGACAATGCAACGGGCCAATAATTCTTTGCATAGATCTTCACACGATCACGCGTACGAATCGGCTCATTGTACTTATCTGCATAGTACTCAGCATCTTCGATTTCCGCTTTTGCTCTCGGTGCGATTTGCATCGTCATACCGATGGTTGTAAGGAATCCTCCGATTCCGATGCCGGTCAGGATTTCCGGACTATGCTTGGTCATATAGACCTTGATCGAATTACCGATCGCTTTCATAGGGATTTTCTTCATTTCAGCTCCTCCTTGCACTCTTTCACGATCTTGTCAATATTGCTCATTTCCAGACAAGATGGAATTTCAGTGCCGTACTGAACATAGATACAGACTCTCGATTCGTGAGAATGGATATCAAGAACGATTCTGGAATCAATGTAGTCCGGGTTTCCACGAAGTTGCTCGTGTATTTTCGAGCCGACCAGTTTCTTAAGATCGCTATCCTCGCAATAGATTGTAATGCCGTATTCCATAGTATTTCTCCTTTCAAAAGCGAAGAGAGCTTGTTAGCCCTCTTCATTTTGGCGTTCGGCGAGAACCTCGTCGACAGTTTCGCGGATCTGCTCCTCCATCTGTCGCTGTTCGATGATCCCAGTAACGATACTGAGAAGCGCCGTACAAGCGAGTCCGATGTTAGCAAGCACATTCCATTTCTTTGTCATCTGTTCTTACCTCCTTTCCATAATAGGTCTTGCCAATTTCGCGTGAATTAGTGGAGAGGAACCGGATAGAACTGAGTCTCAATTGCTGTGACTTTCACCGTACCACCCTCTCCATCATCGATCTCGTAGGGCTCTTCGTCTATAAAGTCAATCCAGTAATCCTCCAGGCACATGGATACAATGGCATCGAACATGCCAACATCCCAACCACGTTCATCACCACCAGGGACCTTATCGATTCCTAAGAATCCATAGAAGTCATTGATCGTCACGACGCCGGTTTGCTGGAAAAGCTTATTCAGGTTATATTTTGCTTTTTCGACAACCAGCGGACTTGCAGTGAAATATCGTTCCGAAATAGCATCCCAATAGAGTTCATCCTCATTCGGATAGGCCTTATCCCAATGAGAACGAGCAATGTTCTCTCGTGCCATCTTATCGATTTCGGGGTTTGTCGACCGGATTTCATCACGATACTCCTGATACGATTTTCGAAGGGCGGCATAAGCCGCAGTCATAGCCATAATCTGCTTCTGGTCTAGACCATGCCCTAACCAAATGCAGGCAATCGTTCCGGTAGCAGATACAGCGGGCTTCCAGAATATCTTTACCGCTTCTTCTGGTGTCGGATCCATCGAGCACATCGTATAGTCGTCATGTGCTTTCCAACCAAAATATCCAGTCGCGATGACACCTAATGATGCCGCGAACGACGAGACGGTTGAGCCATTACGCTTTAACCATCGCTGTGCCAGACGAATCTCTTTTTTCCAATTGAATTTCATTGTGCTTTACTCCTTTTTAAAAATAAAGAGAAGAGGCCTTACTTGGCCTCATCCTCCTTTTTGGACTTGATAAGAAACACATGCTCATAGCCGGCAAACATCACAACACGCTTAGCATAGTCTTCGTCCACGCGCATGCAATACTGCTCGAGTGCCGCATAAGCAATCGCACCAGTAAGCAAGCCGGTCACAAAACCAAGAAACGTTTTCATAAATATTACCTCCATAATTTAATGTGGACTTCTGTCCATAATAGAAGTTGTTTATTCTGCGCGTCAATTACTTCATAACAGTCGAAAGAAAAGAGGCCTTGTTAGGACCTCTTTTTCCTTTTGAACAGTGCGTAGAAAATCGCGATACACACGATTAAATCTCCTGCGATGAGCATAAACACCGTTCCGCCAGTCAAGACGATTAACGCCGTGACCACTGCCAATGCAATGATACCGCAGAGTAAAATTGTGAATAGGATCATTCATATCACCTCCATAAAGTAGATTGTAAATTTCGCGTACTCCAATCTCTTCGAGACAGGAGAAAGAGAAGAGGCTCTGTCATAACGACAAAGTCTCTTTTCATAAGTAGTTTACTTTGAGTTAAAATCGATCATATCTTTTTCGATAAAGGTATAGAGCGTCTTCACTTGCGCAACATCCACCTCCAACAGGTCTGCTGTTTTTTCAACATCAAAACCCATCAAATGGCAAGCCTTAACCGCATAGCATAGTCTCTGTTCCTCTACTTGTTCTTTTGATAAGATTTTACTCATAGAATCACTCCTTTCATAATAGAAATTGTAGATTTCGCGTGATAAAAACAAAATGAAAAGAAGTATACTAATTTGTATAGCTTCGTTATCATTAGATCTCCTTGTTTTCATTTTCCATCATAGTCATAGTAATAATGCCAACGACCAGAGTAATACCACTAAGAATCATCATAATATCACGCTCCTAAAATTATTAAATTTTAGTATACTTCTCTCCATAATAGGAGCTGTAAATTTCGCGTGATAAAAACAAAATGAAAAGAAGTATACTAATTTGTATAGCTTCGTTATCATTAGATCTCCTTGTTTTCATTTTCCATCATAGTCATAGTAATAATGCCAACGACCAGAGTAATACCACTAAGAATCATCATAATATCACGCTCCTAAAATTATTAAATTTTAGTATACTTCTCTCCATAATAGGAGCTGTAAATTTCGCG